CGACGCCAACCAGGGCCTCGTGGCGATAGAGCCCGACGCGCGTCCGCGCGGCCGGGTAGGTGCCGCTGTAGTGGTGCTGCCGCACGAACGCCTTCGCGACCGCGTCCGAAGGGAGAGACGCGACCGTGTAGTCCTGCGTCGCAATTACCTCCCCGGCGGGGCGGTAGCTGTCGCGCCGGTCGCGCCAGCGTTGGCACTCGGGCGTCATGAGGGGTCCACCTCGAGGACCTCGTCCGGGCGCACGATGTAGTCGCCGCATCCACCGAGCCGGACCTCAATCGGGTCTACGGATTTCACGACACGCCACGCGGTCGGCCGGTCGCGCCAGAGCGCGATAACCCTGAACCGAATCCGGTCCCCGACTTGTATCGGGGAGATGCGCGCGGGCACGGGCGGCAGCGCCGCCGCGTGCAAGCGCAGTGCCCGCGCGCCTGGGTGCTCGTTCAGCACGTCGCCGTGGTCTGTGTCTCGTCTGGTCATGTCAGTCTGCTCCTGGTTCGAGTTCGAGTTCGAGTTCAAATACTGATGGCCTCATCAGTGCCCGCGATTACGGGTCAGACCGAGGCGGGACGAGCCCGCTCCGGTTTCGGCCTATGCGCTACTCGCCGTGGCTGCCGCCCCCGTGGCGCTCCTCCTCCCAGTGAAGACTAGAACGTCTGAGCATCGCGTCGAATGCCGCGATGATGTAGGTCGGCTGGCTCGGCACGATGTTTTCGCCCTCCAGGCGGTATGCTTCGGCGAAATGTCGAAGGTTAGTTAGGAGATCGACGACCTGGTCCTCAATCGACTCGTTTTCGTCGATAAGCTGCTCGACTGTGGCGACGCGGTTGTGCACCGGTTCGCAGTGTTCGCAATGGTCTGTGTCGTGTGTGGTCATGTCAGTCTGCTCCTGGTTCGAGTGTAAGTACTGATGGCCTCATCAGTGCCCGCCATTACGGGTCAGACCGGAGCGGGACCGTCCCGCTCCGGTTTCGGCCTGGGGCTACTCCGAGCCGTAGAGGTTCAGGCGCTCGACGCCGCGCGGGGTCAAATGCCAGCCGGGCGCCTTGAACGGGTCACCCTTCGAGGGACGGCGCTCGATGAACCCGCCGTGGTGCGCGGATTCGAGCGCGCGCGACAGGGAGCCGACGGTCTTGCGGTCGTGCCGGTCCATCCGGTCCGAGAGCCCGTGCGGTTGCAGTCCGGGGTTGACGCAGATGAGGCCGAGTAAGCAATTATGGAATGCCGGTGTTTTTGTCGTGGTGCGTGTGGTCATGTCAGTCTGCTCCTGGTTCGAGTGCGAGTGCGTCTGGCCTCGTCAGTGCCCGCCATTACGGGCAGACCGGGGCGGGGTGGTCCCGCTCCGGTTTCGGCCTGGCTTTATCCTTCCTGCTCGCGTTCCCGCCTCCAGGCGGCCAACGTTAGCATCTCTTCTACCCACCAGTGTATTGCCCTAATCGGGTCATGGTCTGGCTCGCTTGCCAGACTGTTAATCAGGAGGTCGATTTGTCGTCGTTGTGACTCTGTCAATTCGGCGTAGCGGTTGCGGTCCATATCAGTCTCCTCCGAGTTCGAGTGCGCCTGGCCTCGTCAGTGCCCGCCATTACGGGTCAGACCGGAGCGGGGTGGTCCCGCTCCGGTTTCGGCCTGTTACCTGTCCTTCAGGGGTCGCTCGATGGCGGTTCTATCCGGGTGGTGCAGCCGGGCCGTCGTCGCGGCCGCGTCGCCCGCCATCTGCGCCGCGCGTACCTCATCAACCAGCAACAGGAATACGCGGTCCGGGCCGTGCCTGCGGCCGTTACAGCCGCAGTCGCAGAGACCATTCGTGGAGTGCGGGGAGATAGGCCGCTCCGGCGTCGTCCATTGCAGCACCAGGTGCTCCTTCTTGCCGCCGAGCTTACGGACCCGATTGATCTGGCCCGGGTTGCCACGGTGCAGGCCCAGGTGCATCTCTGCGTCAATAACCGACCGAAACGCGCCGAGCATCTGTTCCGGTTCCACTAGAACCGACGCGGGCTTCGGCTCCCCAACAACCGCCGCACGGACTATTGTCGCGATGTAGTGCAGCTTCTCTGTCAATGCTTTTCTCATGAGTTAGTTCCCTCCGGTCATGGCGTACCCAACAACCATCATCAAGAGAATGAGGACCAGCCCGAGGTTGGTGTAGAGCAGAATATCGAGGATGTGCAAGCGGTCCGCGTTAGTCATTGAGTGTCCTTTCGAGTGCGAGTTCAAGTGCGTGGTGCAGTCCATGCCCAGAAGAGTAACCCGAGCTGCTTTGGCTTGTCAAGCTAATTCGTTACCCCCTGGTTTCCGTAGTGTTTTTGCCCGGACAAGTCGTCCGGCTGTCCGCGGACTGTCCGCCTTGCCCCCCGGACGGACAACCTCCCCCCCTTTAGGGGGAGTTGTCCGGGGCCCGTCCGGGGCCGGACACGCCTCGGGATGTCAGGGGTTGGGGCTGGGTCAAGCCAGCACAATATCCGGTGGTTCGGACAGGGGTAGCGTTAGGGTCCAAGCTGGGGTAGGATGTCACCACCGGCCAGGTCGGGGCCTCACCCGCGCGAGGGGAGAACAGACCGACGTGCAGGGGAGACGGGGGCAGCCCCTGGGCCATAACGAACAAGGCCTAGTAAACCCCCTGTTTACAGTAGGTTAGAAAGTTAACGTAACGTGTATTATGCGACACTGCTCTTTTCCTTAGTGTTTTAGGGGTGTTTCGCCTAGGCGGTGACAAGCAGGGGGCGAAAGTGGGTAGGGGTTGGCCGTCTGGGGCGGTCCCTGGGGGTCGTCCGACGCGGAGGAGAAACGGAAACGACTGCGCGTTTCTTGATACGTAATATGGACCTATCTGGCGACCGAGCCTCACGGAAAAAGTTTTGGTAAAAATAAACCCGAGACAGCAGCGATTCGTAGAGGAGTATTGCATCGACCTTGACGGCAGGCGGGCCGCGCTGGCGGCGGGATATGTCGGGAGCTATGCGAACTACCCGAATGAGGCGGCGAATCGGCTCCTACGGAACCCTGTGGTGCGGGCGGAGTTAGCGACGCGGAAGGAGCGCCAGCTCCAGAGGGCGGAGTTGTCGGCGTCCACGGTCCTTGACCAGCTCCGGGCGTTGTCGATGATTGACATGCGGGACTTCTTTGACGACGACGGGGTGTTAAAGCCGCCGAGTCGGTGGTCGGTGGACATGGGGCGCGCCGTGGTGAGCTTCGACACGGTCAAGAAGAACGTCACGTCGGGGGATGGGAAGAGCGACGACGTGTTTCGGGTACGGCTGGCGGATAAAGTGCGAAGCCTGGAGATGTTAGCGAAGCACTTTGGGTTATTAGTGGACCGGGTGGACCACAGTGGGGCGATTGTGTTTCAGCATGAGCGATTAGACGTGCCGGTGACGCTAGAGGCGGTGCGGGTGCCCACGCATGAGTGAGGAGGACGACGGCACGTATGATGGCGCGTTGCTCGCGGACGGGTTTGAGGAGGCGCTCGTCGGCTTTGGCTTTCATTTCAACGCCGCGGTCGCCGTCTACGACTACCACCGCTGTCTGGCTGTCTTGCAGCAACGGGACGGGATGAGCCCGGACGAGGCGCAGGAGTTTTTTGAGTTTAACGTGGTCGGCGCCTGGATGGGTCCCCATACCCCCGTGTTCATGACGACGAGTGGCGCAGGGGTGCCGGACGCGGGATGACGACACCGCGTCGGGTGGTGATTCCCTACACGCCGCGGCCGTTGCAGCGGGAGGTGGGCATCTTGGCGCGGGCGAAGCGGTTTGGGGTCCTCGTGTGTCATCGTCGGTTTGGAAAAACCGTGCTGGGGGTCAACCTGGCGCAGCAGACGGCGTTACAGTGCGAGCGGGACCGGCCGCGGAGCGCGTATTTGGCCCCGACCTACACGCAGGGGAAGGCGGTGGCCTGGGATTATGTGCAACATTACGCCAGGCCGGTGCCGGGGGTGGAGTTTAACCAGAGTGAGTTGCGCGCGGACTTCCCCAATCGTGGTCAGAGTCGGATTTACGGGGCGGACAACCCGGATTCGTTGCGCGGCTTGTATTTGGACCGGGTGATTCTCGACGAGTATGGGCTGCACCCTGCCAAGACGTTTAGTGAGGTGGTCGGCCCGACACTGGTGGACCGTGGCGGCTCGGCGCTGTTTCTGGGCACCCCCAACGGCAAAAACCAGTTTTACGAAATTGCCCAACATGCGCGAGACGCGCAGGCGGACGGGCACCCGGACTGGTTTTACCGGGAGTATAAGGCGAGCGAGACGGGGCTCTTGGACGCGGGGTATCTGTTGTCGGCCAAGTCGGTGATGACGGACGATGAATACGCCCAGGAGTTTGAGTGTAGCTTTGAGGCGAGTGTCAAGGGGAGTGTCTACGGGGCGGAATTGGCGATTGCGCGGGAGGACGGGCGGGTCACCTCGATTCCTTATGACCCGGTGCTCCCGGTGGATACGGACTGGGACCTCGGGGTGGGGGACGCCACGGCGGTGTGGTTCAGCCAAAGTACCCGCAGCGGGGAAGTGCGGCTGATTGACTATTATGAGGCGAGCGGCGAAGGGT